GCGGCCCGGCGTCATTTCAGCGTTCGGGCGCTTTGTGAGGATGTCATAGAGCGGGTGATTCGTGGCTGCGACACGCTCACCATTCGCCCCACGTTCGTACAGCCTCAGCGGAAGCGTCGATACGGTCTCTGACAGCAAGCGGACACAGGACCAGACCGCCGACAACTGGAGGGCCTTGTCGACAGTGACTACCTGGCCACTGGCGGACGTGCCAAACCACTCCTGCCAAAACGCTTTGTCGTTGAGACCGACTGGCACGCCAAGCCAATTTTGTAAGGCAGATCTGACCCGCCCAGGCTTCTTTTCGCGCGCCATTAGATTCCTACCATGATTGGGTTTTCGTAGAAGCCGCTTGTATCAGGGACACTGACGCTCGCCAGTACCCGCCCTATGGACATGATCAGAGCCACGGCGCCGTCAATCTTGTTGTCGTCTCCCTGCTTGATTGGCCGCACGACATCGTCATTGCCGGGCATGTTTTTGCCGATCACGTTTGCGATGCACCAGGTCATGATCGGATGCCCATCGTGATGGAAGCGGCCGGCAGTGATCGCGGCCTCTAGTTCCTTCATGGGATCGGACATGTTGGTGTAGTTCTGCGTGATCGTGATCGGATTGAAGCCTTCATCGTCGAGGTCGTGGCTTAGGCCGGTTGCACCGTGTGGGTCAATCGGGCACTCGCGCACCGGCGCTTGATGATTGGCTTCCTTGGTGTCTTCGAAGATTTCGCGGTAATCGATCTCGGCGCCGTCGGTGATTTCCAAATGCTTAGAGTTGATCCAGGCTTGGAACCGTTCGGACATTCGCTTGTTGTCGCTGTCGTACGCTGTGTCATAGGGAACCCAGAACTTCGGTGCGACACTGTAGTAGTGGATCTTCCCGTCAATCACTCGCCAGAACAGGCGAGCGCGTGAGTTCATGTCCAGCTTGCGGGCCAAGTCGAAGCCTGCAATCCACTCCTGCCCCTCGAACTGCTCGAGCGTGAGCGTGGTGTCTTCGCAAGATTTCCAGTCCTCCATGTTGAAGAAGCCTGATTTAGCGCTAACCCAGAGGTTCAGGTGCTTCGTTTTAAAGGTGTTCGCAAACCGCGCCGAGCGTATGGCCCTGGCCTGCTGACTCTCGAGGTATTCCTGAAACACCGAGACACCATGGTTGGGGTTGGCCTTGACCAGCATTTTCGGATCGGTCCAGTCGTCGCCCTCGTCGAGGGTCCAGATCCAGCCGAACAACTCTTCATCAGGCACGGTACCGGCCAGCATCTCTATAACCTGGCGGCGCTTGTCGTAGCAGGGTCCTTCGATATCGGCGCCGGCGGTGGTGATGATGAACATCAGCGGCTGTCGTCGAGCGCCCATACCGGTGAGCATGGTGTCGTACTGGGCTGACGTTGGGTGTTCGTGGTATTCATCAACGATGGCGCAGCTGGGTGATGCCCCGTCGCCCGGGTTGCCAATCAGTGGCTCGAAGCGGCTGAAGTCGGACGGGATGTTCATGTTCGAGGCGTTAACCTCAATGCCAGCCGCCTGAATAAGCATTGGAGACTTGCTGACCATCAGCTTCGCAGGCCGAAAAACTTCCCACGCCTGCTTCTCGGTGGTTGCACCGGCATACACTTCGGCACCGAACTCGCCGTCGGCGACGAACATGCTGATGCCGACGCCGCCCGCAACCACGGACTTGCCGTTCTTGCGCGGCACCTCCCAGTAGCTTTCGCGGAACCGGCGGTGGCCACCCTTCTTCTTGACCCAGCCGAACGTCACTGCCAGGCCGAATAATTGCCATGGCTCAAGTGTGATCAGCTGACGCTTGAACGCCCACTCGCCTTTTGTGTGCGGCAGCAACTGCATCAGCTTGAGCTTTTTCTCAGCCTTGGCCGGATCGAACTTGAAGCGAAAACCGCGTTTACGGCTGGAGGCGAGGTCATCGAAGTGACGCTGCACCGCCTGGTGGATGTAGCGGCATGCCGGGACCTTCCCGCGGAGCAATGACCGACCCCACGCTGTCGCCTTGTCGACGTTGGGGTGGGCAGATTTGGTCATCAGCTACTCAGTAGTTTGGCGAATTCGTTGGTCTCTTTCTCCTTGTTGCCGCCAATCAGCCGTGTGCGGCTGGCAGGATCCAGGCCGAGCATCGAACCGAAGGTCACCATCTGGCGCATCGTTTCGTTCGCGGCGGTCAACGCGGGGTTCTTCATCGGCCCGCCGGTGGCGCCGGCGACAACGATGCCGTGCTGCTGGATCGATTCCTGCGCGAGCCGCCAGTTGTCATAGGCACTACAGAAGGCTTCGACGTTGTGCAGGTCAGTGATAGCTACCACGTTCTCGCGCAGCAGCTCGGGAACAATCATGTTCCACATGGTGGCGGCTCGAGGGCTGAGCCACTCCGGCGGATCGATCTGGGTGATTTTGGAAAACTGTGGCTCAGCTGTATTCAGCGCTCGCTTGCCTGGGTTTCCGGCGAGTGCTTTCTTGGCCGTTGGCTTGGGTTTGCGACCACGGCCGGCGACCGTGGCGGTGCCTCCCATCGCGCAACTCCTGAATTTTTAATTTCGCGGGTGTAAGAAAACGATTGAGGGCGCGGTCTAGAAAGCAAAAGCCCTGAACTTTCGACCCTCCCCCTCCCCGTCAGTGCGAATCAGTCTCATTTGTCCTGTTTCCGCTGTTTTTCCGAGGATTTTCTGCATTCAGCGCCGTGCATTACCGAATCCACCGTCTTCGGCCGCCGTTTTGGCTGAGTGACATGGTCCGCACAAGCTCTGCCAGTTGGTCTTGTCCCAGAACAGGGTCATGTCGTTCCGATGCGGGATGATGTGGTCGACATCAGTGGCCACAACTACCAGACCACGCGCCGAGCAATGGCGACACAGTGGGTATTTGGCAAGGAACCCGGCCCGGGCCTGCTGCCACTTGTAGTTGTAGTGCCGTTTGGTGCTGCTCTCTCTCGGCTTTGCCCTGGCCGCGCTCTGTAGCAGATGGGCGTGAGCATCGCAGTAGCGAGGGTTGCGTGTGAGTGCATTGCAACCCTGAGCATTGCATGGCTTCTGCGGCCTCAGCGGCATGGTTTGCCATCCATGTAGGTAAGGGGCGGCGCATCAGAGTCTTCAGGCTCGTCATCGGCCATCGCTTGGATCAGCAGGCTCTGTTGCTCTGCCATCCGTTCGAGGATCGCTGTCTGCTTCTTTTGTTCGCTCAGTATCTCGGCGAGATAGGAGATCGCTTGCCCGCTCATATGCAACTGCACTCCACTTCTTGATCCAATCGCGCCTTGCGGCGCATCCGCCGCAAGCCATCAATCCATCCTCAATATCCGCGCCACGTTTCCGCGTGCGCGATAAACCAGCACTGCCAACACAGCTAGCACCATGAGCAAGAATGGGGAGACAGGCTGAGCTGGCTTAGCGAACATCATCGAGAGAGTGATCATCAGCGACTCGCAGCCCGTGCCAACGGCCAGCAAGTAGGCCAAGCAAGAGACGCCGGCTCGGTACCGGGCGCCTTCTCTTCGGTAGTTTGCAATGCGGTAGCAGATGGCACCACACAGGGTGCCGGCCATTAGAGTCCATGGATCAACCATTGGGGCGACCTCCGAAACGATCGGCGAACCACTGCAACCAGCCAGGCAACTTCCCGCCACCGATCCACTCAAGCAGGCTGATACCAATACCGACACAAAGCATTGCACCAAAGAAGGCGACCAGACCGGGAGCCTTGGCCAGTTCGCGAGCAATCGCCTCGCTGGCTACGTAGTAACCAAAAGCCCAAGAGGCAATGAAATAGCCAAGCCTGGCCAGAGCCGTAAGCTCTTTAGCGAACACCACGAAGAACATCGCACCAGCGAAGCCACCAACCACCGCATTCACATCGACGCCCGGGATGAAGCTGGCGGTAGTGATGCCGACTACTGCCGACACCGCGAGCGCGCCGGTACTCGGTTCGGCCATGAGTCTGCTCCTGCAAGGAATAAGAGAGGCCTTTATGGCCAATGGGCAAAGCCCAGAAACGACAAAGCCCCGCACATTGGCGGGGCTTCGGATATTCATTCAGTGTCGCTGGGTGTGGATGCGTATCATCACACGCAAGATCGACAT